GCAGCTTTTCCCGCAGGCGAGCATGATGACTATGTGGACGCAACTACGTTAGCATTAGCACGTTTTAGGAATGGGGGTTTTTTGCGTCTCCCAAGCGACGAGCCGGATGAGGTCCAGTACTTTAGAGGCTTTCGCGGTGCTAAACGTGGATATTACTTAAGTTAGGACAGATCATGGCAATCAGTAAAGCACTTTATGAAATGCCTGAAGGCATCGAAATGTTGGCGCAGCAAGAAGCTCCCATCGAGATTGAAGTTGAGAACCCCGAAAGTATGAGTATTGGTGTGGGTGGGGTGGAGATTGAACTTGTGCCAGATGAGCCTTCGGCTGAGGATTTTGACGCTAATCTTGCAGATTTCATGTCTGAAGCTGACTTACAGAAGCTATCTTCTGATCTGATGGAGTTAGTTGAGGCTGATATTAATAGTCGCAAAGACTGGGTTGATACGTATGTCAAGGGTTTGGATGTTCTTGGCCTTCGGTACGATGAGGTGACTGAGCCTTGGGATGGCGCTTGTGGGGTGTTCTCTACGTTGCTGACTGAGTCAGCGATTCGCTTCCAGAGCGAGTCTATTATGGAGACATTCCCCGCACAAGGTCCGGTTAAGACCAACATCATTGGAGCTTGGAACCCACAAGTCGAAGAAGCTGCCAAGCGGGTGCAGGCTGATATGAACTATCAGCTTACGGACAAGATGCCTGAGTACCGCAGTGAGCATGAACGTGCTCTGTGGGGTGTTGCCCTTGCGGGGTCATCATTTAAGAAAGTCTACTACGATCCGTCGCTTGAGCGACAGGTGTCTTTCTATGTTCCTGCTGAAGATGTCATTTTGCCTTATGGTGTGACAAACATTCGACGTACAGACCGCCTCACTCATGTGATGCGTAAGACTAAGAATGATATTAAGCGGTTGCAGGTCAGTGGGTTTTATAGGGACATCGACCTTGGTGAGCCTGACCCCAGTCAGACAGATATTGAGAAAGCCAAGGCTCAGAAAGAAGGTCAGCAGCCCACCCGCGATGAGCGGTATCAGATCTATGAGATCCACGCTGAGTATGACTTGCCGGGATATGAGGAAGAGTTGCCGGTGCCCTACGTCATTACAATTGATAAAGGCACTAATAAAGTACTCGCCATCCGTCGCAACTATCGGGAAGATGACTCACAGAAACGTGCGCGTCAGCACTTTGTGCACTATATGTATATACCTGGGTTTGGAGCGTATGGCTTCGGGTTGATACATATTATTGGTGGTTATGCCACCGCAGGTACGATGCTGATCCGTCAGCTTGTGGATGCAGGCTCACTGTCTAACCTCCCTGGCGGTCTTAAGTCCAGAGGGCTACGCATTAAAGGTGATGACACGCCGATAGCTCCCGGTGAATGGCGAGATGTGGATGTGCCTGGAGGTGCTATACGAGACAACATCCTGCCGCTGCCGTACAAAGAACCAAGTCAGGTCTTATTAGCACTACTTAATCAGATTACTGAAGAAGCGCGACGGCTCAGTGGTATGGCTGATATGAAGATCAGCGACATGTCGAGTCAAGCTCCGGTGGGTACAACGCTGGCTCTCTTAGAGCGACAGCTCAAGACGATGGGTGCAGTACAGGCTCGCATCCATGCGGCGATGAAGGAAGAGTTCAAGCTGCTCAAAGAGATCATCCGCGAGTACACCTCACCAGACTATAACTACGTCCCCCAAGACGGCACGCCACAGGTTAAGGCTGAGGACTACGACATCGTCGAAGTTATTCCAGTCTCTGACCCTAACGCCTCGACCATGGCTCAGCGGGTGGTGCAGTACCAAGCGGCACTTCAGTTAGCTCAAGGAGCACCTCAGCTTTATGACCTCCCACGGCTGCATAGGCAGATGCTCGATGTGTTGGGTATTCCCAATGCAGATAAATTGGTGCCGTTGCCTGATGACCAGACGCCTAAAGATCCTGTGACGGAGAACATGAACGCGCTAAAAGGCACACCACTAAAAGCCTTTATTTATCAGGACCACCAAGCGCATATCTCAACGCACATGGCGTTCATGCAAGATCCTAAGATTGCTGCAACGATTGGTCAGTCTCCGATGGCGCAGCAGATGCAAGCTGCGATTATGGCTCATGTCTCTGAGCATCTTGGGTATGCCTACCGTCAAGAGATTGAACAGCGTGTCGGTGCGCCCCTACCTGGACCGGAGCAGAAGGTGTCCGAAGCTGAAGAGCTTGCGATGGCGAAATATGTGGCTGAAGCTGCACAACAAGTCCTACAGATCCATCAAGCACAAGCTGCACAGCAACAGTCTCAGGCAATGGCAGCAGATCCGCTGGTTCAGATGCAGCAACAAGAGTTGCAGATCAAGGCAATGGAGCAACAACGCAAAGCCGCTAAAGATCAGGCAGATATGGCACTTGCTCAGGGTAGGTTACAGAACGAGCAGCAGCGTATCCAACTTGAAGCTCAGAAGGAAAACATCCGTCTGCAAAGCCAAGATCGTAGGGATGATAAGAAAATACAAGCTGATTTACTTAAATCTGCTATGAAACGAGGTGGTTGATGACTTATGAACGGCAGATGCTTGAGCATTTGAGTAAGCGGCTGATAGAGCGGGAGGAGTCCATCAAGGACTCTTTAGTGGGAAGCGGAGCAAAAGACTTCGCTGAGTATAGAAATTTGTGTGGCGTTATCCAAGGTCTGCGCCTAGCAAAGATGGAAATCCAAGACCTTGTGCAACGTTATGAGGAATTTGAAGATGAATGACACAGCGGAGGCTGTTATTGAAGCGGCACAACAAAAAGCAAAGCAGTTACCTGTCCCTAAAGGGTACAAGATCCTGTGCACTATACCTGACTACGAAGAAAAGTTTGATAGCGGGATCGTAAAAGCGGACATCACGATTAAGCATGAAGAGCTGCTTACTAATGTGCTGTTTGTTGTAAAGCTAGGAGATCTTGCCTACGCTGATCCGTCTCGTTTTCCTAGCGGTCCTTGGTGTAGAGAGGGCGACTTCATTTTAGTTAGGGCTAATACAGGTACCCGCATCATGATTCATGATCGGGAGTTTCGTTTGATTAACGATGATTCCGTCGAAGCGGTGGTTGAAGATCCCCGTGGTATCCGACGTGCTGCGTGAGGTGAACTATGGCAATGGATAAAGAAGAGTTTAAGTTTCCTGATGAAGCTGAAAAAGAGCCTAAACAAGAAGCTAAGGCGGACAGTGAGTTTGAGATTGAAATCGTCGATGACACTCCTCCAGAAGATAGAAATAGAAAACCTTTAGAGGAGCCTGTTGCTGAAGCTTCTGACGATGAGCTATCTAAATACGACGAGAGCGTACAAAAACGTATTAAGAAAATAACTCATGGTTATCATGACGAGCGTCGGGCTAAAGAAGTAGCTTTGCGGGAACGCGAAGAGGCTTTGAAGTTTGCTCAACAGCTAATTGATGAAAACAACCGCCTCAAAAAAGACCTCGGTAGTAATACCGATGTGCTCGTTAAAACGGCTAAGAATACTGCTGAGTTAGAGCTTGACCAAGCTAGAAAAGCTTATAAGTCTGCATATGACGCTGGGGATGCCGATCAAATCGTAGCAGCACAAGAAGCATTAACTGTTGCTAAATTAAAACTTGAACGGATTAGCAATTTCAAACCAACCCCTTTACAGGAAAGACAAATTCCTGTAAATATGCAACCACAATCCGCACCAGAGCCGTCTCCTGACCCGAAAGCACTTGCATGGCGTGACCAAAATCGGTGGTTTGGGCAGGACGAAGAGATGACCAGCTTTGCTCTGGGGCTGCATGAGAAATTGGTCAAAAACGGTGTTGACCCGACTTCAGATGAGTATTATGAACGCGTCAACTCTCGTATACGCGAGAAGTTCCCTGAGAACTTTGAGAGTGTAAAAGAGGAAAAACCTCGACGTAGTAACGTAGTAGCTCCAGCGTCTCGTAGCGTTGCCCCCAAGAAAATCACGCTCACCCAAACGCAGGTAGCTTTAGCGAAGAAGTTAAAAATTCCTCTTGAACTGTACGCTCGCAAAGTAGCGGAAGGGATGACACAAAATGGCTGATTCTAAAACGATTGAAAACCGCGTAAACCGCGAATTAGATACCCGTGCAAAAGCAGAGCGTCCTCGCACTTGGGCACCCCCCACGTTGCTGCCTGACCCTACACCTGAGCCTGGGTACAAATATCGTTGGGTTCGAGTCTCCATGATGGGCCAATCTGACCCACGTAATGTGTCAACAAAACTCCGTGAAGGCTGGGAACCTGTAAGAGCTGAAGATCATCCTGAGATTTCTGGTTATCTGGATAACGATAATCAGCGGTTTAAGGACAACATTGTTGTTGGCGGTTTGATGCTTTGCAAAACCCCGGTAGAACTCGTTGAGCAACGTAATGCGTATTATCAAGCGCAAGCAGATGCTCAGATGCGTTCTGTCGATAATTCATTCATGCGCGAGAACGATCCGAGGATGCCTCTGTTTTCAGAGCGCAAGACTTCGGTGACATTCGGACGTGGCAATCCACAATCTTAGGAGTAATTCCAAATGGCTTACCCGACTGTAGACAAGCCCTATGGCTTGAAGCCGATCAATCTGATCGGTGGTCAGGTGTTTGCTGGAGCAACTCGTCAGCGTCGTATCGCATCCGGTGCTTCTAGCATTGGTTTTGGTGACCCCGTTATTTTTGTTAACGACGGCACCATCGCTGTATCGACCTCGACAACTGCTGCACCAGCCACCGGTTTTGCTGGCGTCTTTCTAGGCTGTCAGTTTGTTTCGTCTGTTACTGGACAACCCACATGGTCGCAGTCATGGATCAGCGGCACTTCGGTGAAGGCTAACACCTTTATCTATGCTTATGTCTGTGAAGATCCCGATCAGTTGTTCCAAGTTGCTGTTGTGACGGGAACCACGGTTGTTTCGACAACTACGGGCCTTACCTACACCAACGTAAACAACAACGTCGCTTTGGTGGCTAACACCCTCAACACGACAACTGGCGATTCGCAGCAGGGCATCCTGTTGAGTTCCGCTGACGTAACGGCTTCTTTGCCTGTACGTATTGTTGATTTGGTGCCGGATACGGCGTTTACTTATAGTGGTACGGTTTACTACCCAGAGGCAATCGTTAAGTTCAATATGCCGAACATTAGCGGTTCTACCTTCCTCGGTGGTCATGCCTATTACAACCCAACCGGACTGTAAGGGGAAACTTAAATGGCTATTTCACGCGCACAACTACTGAAAGAGCTGCTCCCCGGCTTGAACGCTTTGTTCGGTCTGGAGTATGCAAAGTATGGCGAAGAGCACAAAGAGATCTACGAAACCGAGACCTCCGAGCGTTCGTTTGAAGAGGAAACCAAGCTGTCTGGCTTCTCCGCCGCTCCGGTGAAGAACGAAGGCGCTGCGATTGCTTATGACAACGCGCAAGAAGCTTGGACCGCCCGCTATACGCACGAGACGATTGCACTTGGCTTTTCGATCACTGAAGAAGCGATTGAAGATAACCTGTACGACAGCTTGTCTGCTCGTTACACCAAGGCACTTGCTCGCGCTATGGCTTACACCAAGCAGGTTAAAGCTGCTGCTGTGTTGAACAATGGTTGGTCTGCTGCTGTTACTTATGGTGACGGGCAATCCCTGTTCTCAACGGCTCACCCGCTTGTGTCTGGTGGTACTAACAGCAACACGACCGCAACGGGCGTGGACCTCAACGAAACGTCGTTGGAAAACGCTGTGATTCAGATCGCAGCATGGACTGATGAACGTAGTTTGTTGATTGCTGCTAAGCCTCGCAAGCTTATTGTTCCTCCTGCTTTGATGTTCGTGGCAACACGCCTGTTGGAAACCGAACTCCGTGTCGGTACTAACGACAACGACATCAACGCGTTGAAGAACAACGGTTCGATTCCTGAAGGTTACACCGTTAACCACTTCTTGACCGACACCAACGCTTGGTTCCTGACGACTGATGTTCCTAATGGTCTGAAGCATTTTGTACGTACACCGTTACAAAATTCAATGGATGGAGACTTCGACACCGGGAATGTAAGATATAAAGCGAGAGAAAGGTACTCGTTTGGGGTCTCGGATCCGTTGGGTATTTACGGTTCCCAAGGAGCCTAATAAAATCAAGTACTTAGCTTGATTTGGAAGCCACCTTCGGGTGGCTTTTTCTTTTTAGTAAGTATGTAGTTCTGCATTTTATTTGCATTTCTCCGTCCATTCATATACATTACGGATTCCATCAATCAGGAGTCCAACATGTTTTACGTATACGTTTACAAAGACCCACGTCCCACTAAAAACCAGCAAGTTGTATATGTCGGTAAAGGTACAGGGGACCGTGCGTGGGTTCACTGGAAGCGCCGAGTTAAAGGTAACAAAGGCTTTGGCGCTTTCTTAGCATTGTTACGCCGAGAAAAACTTGAACCACTTATTGAACTAGTAAAAGACAAGCTTGATGAAGCAGAAGCTTTTTATGAAGAGATGCGCTTAATTCAAACGTACGGACGCAGAGATTTAGGTACAGGTACGCTGTTTAACCTAACTGACGGAGGTGAAGGGTTTAGCAATGTCGTGCGTACTGATGAGTGGCGCGAAAACATTAGTAAAGCTTTAAGTACTGAAGCTCAAGTATCTAGGAATGTTATTGCTTCAAAAGAACGATGGGCTAACGTTGAGTATCGTCAAAAAACTGTTGCGGCCATTCGCAAGGCTCTCCAAGATCCAGAGGTCATAGCTAGACGTGAAGCTGGTAAGGCTGCATTTATTCATACTGAAGCTTTCCGGCAAACCATGAGCAAAGCTACATCAAAGATGTGGCAAGACCCTGCGTATGTTGAAAAAGTTACTCAGGCACAAAAAGAGGTTCAAGGTACTGAAGAAGCACGTGCAAATAAATCTGAAGCAAGCGTTGCTACATGGGCCGATTCAACCGTCCGTGA